TTAATTTCTTGTGAATTTGAAAAATTAATTGTGATTTTTTTGTAACCGTCAAAGCTTAGTCCGTTCATGCTTCTAAATCCTCCTCTTTAACAAATAATCCATCAACCATCTTGCCCTTGCGATCTTTGATTTCATTCCACGCTTGCGATAAGCAGTCTTCAAATTTAAAACCTTCGTCCTTCGCAATTCGATGTAGGTAGGTAATTAAGTACATGATATGCCCTTCACACTTCAACTTTCTCCTGACAAGATTTGATATGGTTCCTACATTTTCGGAAGCTACTAGCATGATATCTTGCTTCGATAAACGACCGTGTGATAATTCAAAACCACTAATCAATCTAACACCTTGCTGTTGTGCCAAAATAATCAACACAACAATCACATCACCGATTGAATCTTTTACAACTTCTTTATTTCCTTTCGCAAGCCCAGAAGCTAATTCTCCAAATTCCTCATAGAGTTTCAACATCTGCTTCTTGCTGTCTGCCTTGTCCAATCCACGGTCAATAGACCATTGCTGGACGTTTGTAATTAGTTTTTTTAGTTTCACTTTAAATCCCCCACGATTTCTCCAAAAGCATCTCACGCTTAAGCTTGCGTTTTAATTTCCTTAACCGCTCTTCTTCAGTCGTGTTCTGCGTGCTGTCAGCTTTTAATAAATATTTCTGCCCAACCTCAACATCTTTGTCTCTTATCTTAGCTGAGTCTAATTTCTCCCTCAGACACGTTTCAAAGAATGTTTTATCAAATACAGGCGCTAGACGAATCATCGTATTCACAGGAGGTAATCGCCCCCATTTCTTGTCAATGCGAATCCTAGATCCTATGTAGCTCACCTCTTTTTCGTTTGATATAAACGTGCGCAGAAATTCAAAGACGTTTTTATATTCACTCTGCTTCTTCTCAATAATTGAGTAGAAGCGGTTTATGTTGTTCATGTCCTCACCTCCTCTATTTCTACCTCTATGCGAGGGTTAAGGCTGTAAAATTTCTTAGCATGGATTTCCGAAACTTGTCCGTCGTCCTTCCAGAGTAGCGAGCTGTCAGAAATGCTATCAAGTAGCGCCTTGATGTAATTATCTAGGTCTGGCTTCCTGTAGACTGGCATTAGTTCATCTTCCAAAGCCTGCTGGTTCTTCTTGATTTTCTTGATATACTGCGGGGGCGATATGTAAAATACGACTGATAGCTTGATGGGCCCCTCTGCTACTTTATCAAGTAAGCACTCCTCAGCGATTAAATCCGTACATTTTCGGCGCCAAGTCTTCATATCCCTGGCTTCGTAAGTTGTTGTAAAATTTCCACGCCTTGCAAATCTTGGCCTACTTTGTGGCTTTGGTTCAATATTTAGTATTAATTTCATCCCAATTCCCTCGCTATTGCTTCTATTACATTCACGGTCACGCTGTTTCCTGCTTGCTTGTATAGTTGGCTGTTAGAGTTCACCTCTTGCGCCTTGCCAAAAGCCCAATCTGGAAAGCCTTGTAGTCTCCAACATTCACGAGGTGTTAGCTTTCTAATCCTAAATCCATCTGATAAATGATTGTTTTCCTGATAACTATTACTTGTCAAAGTAGGAGCGATGTCATGTTCTCCGCCTTGATTATAACCATGACCTCGTTGAATGATTTTAGGTTCAAGCCCTCCGCCTTGATAGGCTCTGATAGTTGGTGCGATACCGTCTGTTTCGTAAATCACTCCACATTGATTAAAATTAGGGTGCAATACCCCAAATTGTTTTATAGTATTGCTTTTTATGGCTATCTTCTGTCCTTCTCCCTTGTTCGTTGTGAGTGTAGGAGCTAGGCCGTCAGCTTGATAGACTTCTCCATTCATGCCATTTCCAGATGGATTTACGTTACCAATTTTTATGACTGATTGGCTACTAGTTGACTGATTTTCTCCGCTGAGAGGAAAAACGTTTCTGGGACATTTTCCTCTAAAATGTCCGATAATGAACACACGTTCCCGATTTTGGGGGACTCCAAAATTCTTGCTGTTAAGCACTTGCCATTCCACATCATACCCCAATTCATCCATCGCTGAGAGGATGACCTCAAAGGTGTTTCCTCCGTCGTGGTTGAGAAGTCCTTTAACGTTTTCAAGGAATAGATATTTAGGTCTGAGAATAGATGCGAACCGTGCAATCTCAAAAAACAAAGTTCCTCTTGTATCTTCAAATCCTTGTCGTTTTCCCGCCACGCTGAAAGCTTGGCACGGAAATCCTCCGCAGATAACGTCCACACGTCCGATTCTTCGAATAGACTCATCTGTGACTCTTGTAATGTCATGTAATTCAATTTCTCCCTTCGTGTCATGTATAGCTTTGTAACTGGCTCTTGCGAATTTATCAATTTCGCAAAATCCTACGCATTCATGCCCAGCGGCTTCCATTCCAAGACGAAAACCGCCAATTCCTGCAAATAAATCCAAAAATTTCATAATTTCATTTAAAATCCACCAGCCAAATTTAAAATTTGTGTGAGAAAAAATGGCTTGGCTGGTGAAATCCTTTACGTCATTCGTCCAAGTCTGACGCTTATTTTCTAGGTTGCTTTTAGTGAGATTCCCAGCTCATAGTTTTTTAAAGTTCTATTAAGTCGTTTAGACTAACTAATGCGCCTAATTTCTTCTGGCTTCTGCAATAATCGCAGTGTCCGCATTTCTTAGGTTCTTGCTTGCCTTGTATAACATTCCATGTTTCGACAATGTTATCTTTGATGTTTTGCAAACCCTCTTCAAGCCACTCTTCATCGATTTTGATTATCTCTTTATCAGGGATGTTTTCTTTGCTGACTGCTACAATCAATGGTCTAAACTCCTTGCTTATCATTTGTTTCAGCAATTCTCTGTACAGCCCTAGCTGTCCGTGATAGCCAAATCCTAGTATGTTGTTCACCGACGCTGGAACACGCTTCTTCAAGTCCGCATTCCATTCCTCTGTGTAGATCGATTTCATAGTTTTTAAATCCACGAAATATCCACGACTGAGATTTACACTGTCAAGTTTTCCTTTGACAGGCACACCCTCAATTTCGCCATAGACAATCATTTCTTTTTTGACTTCGTCTCCACTAAGCCCGTGATAAAGCCTGCCGAATCCTTCATCATCAGCTAACGATTGGATCATTTTATCCCCAATCAAAAAATCTGATTTTAATCCGCCTTTATTCTTCCCTGATTTCGCAAGAAGCTTTTCTCCGTTTTCTTTCAAAAACTCGTCATGCGCTTCCTTGCTCTCAAAGTAACTATGCACATAATTTCCCAGAAGAAGGGGTGTTTCATCCCTGTCCTCAATCCACATTCCATTATCAACAGCATAGGCTCTCGCTTGGCATTTTTGATAATCTTTAAATCGTGAATTAGATAGCCAATTTTTGTCAGAATAATAATTTTTATCTGTTAATTCCTTCGCCTTCACTTCGTCTCCTTTCCAGAATCGATTCTAAAGCGTCTTATTTGCTCTACGTCAATTTTTAATTAGTCGGTCGATATTTTATATACCTAACGTCTAAAATCGATTCTAGGGCATTTTAAACGCCTTCTGCTATGTTCGTTGTATTTCCCTCAAAGAAGCTGACTTCTTCTAATACTTCTCCCGTCACCTTGTCGTGCTTAGGCAATTCAGTTTCTGTAGGTTCTCCCAAGAAATCAGATAAGTTTTCTTCTTGAGGTGTAACGTCAATAGGCGCTCCTTTAACAACCTCTGACTCATTGTCTGCTGTGAAAGCCTGCTCCATCTCTACTGATAACGGGCCGTACTTACTGATGATTTGTTTAAGCAATGTTTTTTGAGCCATTGCATCAAAGTCTGAACTCCAAGGGCCTTTGCTGTAGGTTTTAGAAAACCGTTTGCCGTGTGCTTCAGCCTGCTCCTTCGTCCAATAAGTCAATTTCTCGAATCCGTTTATCAATTTGAACGATGCGAAGTATCCAACAACTTCATCTTGTGGTTGAGTAAAATCGATTTCCAATTCTTCAAAGAGTGGATTGTAGGAAATGAACTGGCTCTTATAGACAATTCCAGCAGTGATGCTCTTGTACTTTCCGCTCCGTTGCGCTAGTTGGAGAAGCCCTTTGTATCCAAGCTGAAACTGCGCTTCTTGACCGTAAGGCACAATATACGCTTGTCCTAAGCTTGGTTCAATCGGTAAATTTAAGACTGCTGCTTTCATCGCTGCGGTCATGATTGATTGGTTGCTTGCTCTAGCGAATAGCTTGTTGTTGGTTACAATCGATAGCAAACTTGCTACAAATTCATTCTCTTTCCCCTTTAGCACTTCTTGAAATTTAGCTTTTACCGCTGGTGAATTAAAGAAATCCTTGTGTGTTACTGTTGATAATTGATTATTTGTCATTTCGTTTCTCCTCATTTAATCCATTTCGCATAGCTGTTTATCTATCCAGCTATCGTATGCTTCATCTTCATCTTCATCTTCTTCTGGCTCTGTATACGGTTTTGGTGGTGTGCTGAGCCATGTATCATAATCAAACGGTTCAAGCATGTAGGGCCTCTTTCAACTCTTCGTGAAACTTATCCAAGTCTACTGCTTCAACCTTTGATACTCTCATCTGCGATGTTTTAATCTGGCTCTTGTATGCCTGCAAGCCTTCTTGTCGCTCTTCTTCGCTTCGTGGCAAGTAGTATCCGTTGTGTCCTGCTTGCTTGATGGCGACTACTGGAATACCATACTGGAATACCAATCGCTCGATAGCCTTTTCAACCGACCGCTTATTCATGCCTAGCATTTGTTCGATCTCCCGTCTAGGCCGTGGACGCTCACTGCCGATTGGGATTGCTTGTAAAATTCTCTTGTGTAGTTTATCCATGCTCTACCTCTCTTAATAATGCACATAGCATTAAATCTTTAATTTTCATTTCTGATGCTACTGGATCGCTCGCTAGTAGCTTCTTTTTCATGACGTCTGACAGCGGATAGAACATCCACTCAAAGTCATCAATCATTTGTGATACTCTGTATCCTGTTTTTTCTTTGCTCAAAACGGTAATGTTCTCCTGTCTTCCGAATCTTGCGGATATTTAAAACTTAAATCCTTTGAACCTTTAGCAACACGACTAACTAAGCTTGCATCAAATATCTTTTTCATTTCTGCGCCTGATAGATTGCTTGTGATGATTGTTTTATCTCTTGCGTCAAGCAGTGTGTACATAAAATCTTTCTTCCACTGTGCTTGATCGCCTTTGCCGAAGTCATCCAAGACAAGATAGTCAACTCTTTTCAATAGCTCTAACCAGTCGTCTGCGCTTCGTACATCTCTACGACCGAAACCACTCTGAATCTTCTGGAACATAGCTGGTACGTTCATAAACAACACGCTCTTAGGTGTGTTGATAGCCTTGAAGTCCGCATTTATCTTTCTTGCTATTGCTATTGCAAGGTGCGTCTTACCCCTTCCAGCTTCTCCGACAATAACCGTATTGCCTTTGCCGTCCTTGAAGTAGTGCTTTGCTACTCTCAGGGCGAAGTTTCTGGCTAGTTTATCAGCCTCATTTGCTACCGTGAATGTTTTGAAGCTTGCATCTTTTAAGTCATTAGGGATCAAGCTGTTCTTATCAAGTACATCAAATGTATTTCTAAGGATTGATGAAGTGTACGCTTCTCCTATTTCAGTTTCTTGCTCCCGCTCTACTTTCTCTCTGACGCACTGCGGACAAAAGGTTGGTTGATAAGGCCCTGTTCTGTTTATAGCTCGCACTGGCTTCTTAAACGTCCACATATAGCAAGAGTGTTTAGGGCATATCTCGTCTTCGTTCACGTAGTGCAGTGGTTCAAATCCAATCTTTTCAATCATGCAAACCTCCTAAAACGGCAACTCGTCCCGATAAGGTTTAAAGACTGCTGGATTATCCGCTGATGGATTAGACTTTCTGATTTCAAATTCTTCAACATCTTTCTTAACTGCTTCTAGCGAGGTCAACTTCTTCTCTCTCCAAGATTTCAAAATCTTGTTTAGGTAGTTAAAGTTATTAGCTCCTGCATCTTCAGTCAGCTCAACTGCATATTGGATCATTTCGATTGTCATGTTGTCCAACCCAACATAGTCTAATAACATTTGAGCTTGCCTGTCGTTAAGTTTGATGTTGCTTTCTTTGATAATTTGGGAAAATGATTTTTTTTCATTTTCAACCCCTGTATAGTTAAGGTTGTTAACCTTATCTAACTCTAATCTATCCTTATCTAATCTATCCTTACCTATCCTTACCTGTGTATCCATTTGGTATCCATCTGGTATGACATCGTGAAAAGGCTTGATATTAGCGGTTTTTGTTTCATCAAAATCAATTTTCTTTTTTTCTTCTTGGTACATTGTTGACTGGAAACGGTCTGATCTAATATAGTTGTGTATTCTCCAGTGCCGAATAACAACGACACCGCTGTCAAACGGAATTACAAACCCTTTTGCTATCAAAATTCGCAAGTCATCACTACTTGCTCCGATTGTTCGTTGAATCGTTTTCGCTTTGTCTACAAAACCTTCGTCATCTGCTCCCATGTTTAAGTGGAAGTATAAAGCTTGACTTGACAGAGGCATATCAAGAAAGTTGTCTGTTTCTGTTATTTTTTTACTAAACATTCTTCTTTGCGCCATTAACTCTCCTTTCTATATCTCAGCATCCCCTGCAACCAAAGGATCTCGTGCTTGTTCTTTCTGATAACCGCTTCTAAATCCGATTTCTCACGCTCTAACTGTTCGATTCTATCCAACAGTTCAGCTTCTCTAGTCTTCTGATTGTACGGCTTGCGCTCGAATATCGCCATGGAACGGCACCTCGATTCCTTCTGTGCTGAAATTCTTCTTGTGCAAGTAGTAAGCATACTCTGCTTCTTGTCTTGCTATCTGCTGTGCTCTGTACTCCGCTTCACGCATGAGCAGCTCTCTGTTCTGAGCTTCTAGCTCTCTATTTCGCTTTTCGATTCGTCTGCGTTCAATCTCTTCCTTGATAGAGCTAATCAACATGATTAGAGCTAGTGATGCAAGCCATAGCGTAGCTCCAGCTATTTGTGTTATGATTGGTGGTTCGTTCATTTTTTAGTCTCCTTTACACGGCTGTTTTTTGCCAATTTTTGTGATACCAGTCAATGACTGCATCCCGTGGATATTTCTCGCGTTTCCCTTTAATTCTCGGGAAGTCCTTGTGACTGTTAAAACGTTCATCAAATGTCCCTGTATCTTTAGTGCCGAGAAGCATTTCAGAACATTGCGACTTATTTAATTCCATTGGATAGCGCCTTTTTTCGTCAGTCACAACAGTCATGACTTTAAGCGTTCTGTCCATTAATCCAGCCTCGAACTGGTCTAATAATTGATTCATTAAGTTATTCATGATATAATTCCTTTAGTTAATTTTTTCTCAGTCTCTTAATGGAATTGCCGTTCCGAAGGGACTTTTTTGCGCTATAATCACCTGTAAGGGAGGTGATTATGATGAGCGAAGAAGTTTATTATTCTCGCAATATTGAGGCGTTGACAGACAAAATCATCGATCTAGTTAGAGACGATAATAAGATGTTTGAGTCTGTCAAAGTCCGAGAAGTTAGAAGGCTTGTTAAAAGTATTCTTGCAACTCACGAAGTCGAGCTACAAGCTCTTTGGGCGCAAACTCAAGATCGTAACTCTTGAGTTCGGTAGCAGGATTTTCTGCAATTGCTTTTACTTTTTTCCAAAGTCCCTCGCTAAGGCCTCGGTCGGAAAAATCAAGCTTCAAGTTTTCTAATTCCCTGATATAACAATTGACTCTCTCTGTTGATGGTGAGAGTCTTTTTGTGCTGTATGGATACCGTTTTGGTTTCATAACTTTTCCTTTCTAAATTTGGTATAATAGAGATAATAAATTGATTGGAGAAAAATCATGATATTTAAAGCGCAAATAAGTTCTTCTGTTTCTAGGCCTGTAACCGTTGAAGACATCTGTCCAAATTGTAAAAAACCAACCAATCCAC